CGGTTGCCCGATTTGGTGGTTATCGTTTTGGCTACAATTCTCTCTCTCTCTCTCTCTCTCTCGATTGGCTCAAACCTGAAACCGCCGTTCACCTTGATTTGCTCTTTGGTGAGTTCTTTGGCATAGGTTATGTACTTGTCTGACAGATACCATCGAGGGTCTACGTCCTCTTCGTTTTCGAGGAAATCGACCATAGAACATTCGAGAGGTCTAGGTTCGGGAAACTTGAATTTTATTCCCAAATCTTTACGAACACTAACTACGAATACTCGCTGTCTGTTCTGAGGAATACCGTAGTCCTTGGAGTTCATTACCTGCCAATAATTGTCGTAACCTAATTGGTCTAACCAATCTAACCAAGCTAGAAATTGTTCTTTGTACTGTTTGCCTACAAGGTTTTTAACATTCTCCAGGATGAGATATTTAGGCAATTCGTTGTGTTCCTTGGCTACTGAAAGTAAACGATATACCTCGTAAACTAAGCCACTGCGGGTGACACCCTCGACTATACCCATTCCCAGTCCCGCTACTGAAATATCCTGGCAAGGAAACCCATATGTCCATAAATCGGCATAATTAAGTTTTTCCACCTTGGAAATATCTCCATAGTTGAACGTTTTTCCATAGATAGCCTCGTAGGATTTGATAGCGAATTTATCGATTTCAGATATACCCACTATCTCGTGAGGAATATTCAGATTGATGAGTGCTTTACGGAAAGCACCTATACCACTGAACAGTTCATTAACTGTTAGCATCTACTCGTTTCTACTCCTTTCTACTCCTCTCGGTAACAACCGAGTTTCTTATAAGAAGAGAGACGTTTCTTATAACAGCGATTCAGATAAATACTGTTATCAACAAAGTCGTAGCATATAGGGTTTTTCTTTCCCGCAAACACTCTCGCAATTCTACCCACACTCTGAGTAATAACCGCGTAGTCTTTCTGTGGTGTAGTAAGGAATAATCTTTCCAATCGGGGAATGTCCAGTCCCTCTTTTGCAAGTGCGTATGTAGCGAACAGATATTTCTTTGTGCCTTGTCTCATTTCCTCGATAGACTTTTCGCGTTTCGCTTTGCCTTTGGTTGTAGTCATTCTTCCGCTTACCATCACTGCATCCTTTTGCAACTTTTCGGGAAGAGCCTCCATCAGCGTCTCGAGATGTTCGAGTCGGTCTGAGAGGATAAGACAAGAGCAGTCGGCGTTATCTGTGATAGCTTTTACTATGTACTCATTTCTCTGACGATGTTCACAGAGATAAGTAAGCAGTTTTGCGTAGTTCAGAGTACCGTCTGTATTCTGACAAGCTGAGGTGAGATTTATCCCAGTGAATACAGTGTGAATACCTACCGTCATAACTCTGTCCGCAACCTCGTCTGATGGAACTGTATATACGATGTCACCAAGCAGTGCATAACACGCTTTAATCATTCCATCGGCTCTGTGAACAGTCGCGGAAAGACCATATTTGTGTCGTGCAGCAAGAGTGTTGAGACATTTGTAAAAAAGAGTAGTTGCTGTAGGTGTTCCTACACATCTGTGACATTCGTCTACAATGATTACGTCCCACATATCTCTGTATTGTTCCAGGTTAATTTTCGCGAGAGTCTGTACTGTAGCGAATGTGATACATTCACCAATATTTACCTTGCCCTCAGTGATTTCACCTAGGTAAGATTTGTCATAGAAGAGCATCGCTCTGTGTTTACTCTGAATGAGCAGGTCTTTTGTATGTGTTATCCACAAAGCACGTTTACCAAAACGCTGTATCAATGCGATACCCATTTGTGTTTTACCGCTACCTGCCGGTGCTTGCAGTATTCCACCGCCGCCCCAAAATGCCCCGTCTACAGCCTTTTCCTGGTAGGGGTATAAGTTTACGGGTTTACCCGTTTTAACTGATTTGGCAGGGGAAAATGCTTGGACAGCAGTCGTTGTATCAATCATTGTTCTTATCTCTTTAAGTACGCCATAAGGGAGAACGAGAGTCTTTCCGTCAATCTCGTAGAGATAGAGTTCCTTAGGTGTGTTACCTACCCAAAAGCCCATTCGGCTTTTCTTGGAATATTCGGGATTTGGGATGATAAGGTTTTCCTTTACCCATTCCACGATTTCTCGGCTAGGGTCTGTGATTCTGATTTTTGCACCGATTTCTACCTGCATTTAATCACCCACTTTTCAAAAGGTTTACCTACAGAGAATATCTCTGAGGGTGACAATTTGGACTGCTGATGAGAGTACATCTCGATTACCTTGTGGGGAATCATATATACTTGTTCACCAAGCTGTAATGCGAACCAACATTCTTTGTTTCCGCATTCTTTCCAACGTGTCATTGCAAGCTGCTGATTTTCTTCGAGTCGCACCAGGTTGAATCCTCGTGCTGAGCAGGTCTTGCAGTCTATGAGGTAGGATGTATTGTTGCGAACAGCTATAAGGTCTGCGGGCTGTCCGTGATTATTCTGTTTGAGCAAATGAACCCAAAAACCTCGTTCTGCCAACATTTCAGAGAACAAAGTTTCAAAGTTGTCGCCCAGTTTCTTGTTATTCACTTTTCGCTTTACCTCCTTTTGTAGTCTTTTCGTAGCACCGATAGTGGACAAAGAATGTTTTGCCGTTGCGTGTTTTTGGAATACACATACGGCTCGTCTTCTGCAAATGGTTTGAAACATTCTCTGCAAAGGGTATTTGCGCCAGGTTTTGGTACTCTAGGTTTTCTAGGCTTTTTAGCTGTACTCAACGCTCTCACCACTTTCTGCAGCGTACTGTTCGTATAAAGGGATAATTTTCTGAGTGTAATTTGTGGAATAGATACCGCTTTTCCACTTGCGTTCTGCACCGGCATCTCCACAGTTGTACCGCATCAATGCTTGTTCAACATCACCATTTGATTTATCGAGACACAGTGATAACATATGTACTCCGCAACGAACGTTGTCGTAAGGATTGAGAAAATCAGTTACACCCAGTTCTGCAGAAAGCCATTCGTGGTTGCACTGATTTATCTGCATAAGTCCATAGTCATTTGTGCTGCTTATAACATCTGACTGGAAACCGCTTTCTTTTTCCATTACGGCTATCACCAATGACATAGGAACGTCGTACTCTTCGCACAGTTCTCTGATGCAGTCCTGAAACTGGTCGGTCAAAGGGACAGCGTAGTAAAAAGGGATAGGTTCGTTTACAGTAGGTGCGACGTATGTTACCACATCTACTACTGGCTGTTCGGTCTGCTGTTCCATTTTTGTGTTGTCGATAAACTCTACGATGGTAAGTACCCAGGTAGTGAAAATCATCACAAGAACGGCTACGAGGATGATGTTAAGCAAATTGCGTTTGATTGCTCTTTTGACTCTCTGCCATGGAGTCATTGTCTTGTATACTTTCATTGTGTTTTCTCCATTCGTAAGGTTTGCCGTACTTTTTCAAGTACCATTCTTCGAAATCACGTCTGTTTTCTTTGTTCTGTAAGCATTTGAATACTTTTCTGAACAGAAAATTACTGTGATAACTCGGGACAAAAATTTCGTTCATACTCTTTCAGCACCTCCACTGATACTGTGATGACAGTTTCTGCCTTGTTACCTCGACGTGTACCCGCAAGAACCGAACAGAGTTCTGACTTGTCAGTGATAACACCTTTAGCCTCAAGACGATTGATTAACCACACCTGGGTCAGAGCAAACTGTTTGAGTTTGTCTTTAATGAAAGTTCTTTCGTTAAGCACGAGGTTTCCTCCTTTCTTATTTCTTGTAAACAACTAAAGTTGACAAGCGAGGAGTTCTATGCTATATTAAAAATGCGGAACTTAATAAAGCATTGGAGAACTCGCACTAAAAGTTTGGTCGCTTGGAATGAGGGTTCTCTGATGCCCGCTGTCAATTATTATTGTTGTTTACAAGCACATTATAATCCCTAATTTAGAGATTGTCAACACTTTTATTCACTTTTCAAGGGATTATTATGTCGTTTTATATTCCCCAACTAAGGGAATGAGGAAAAATTATGGATTTTTCAGAAAAACTTAGGGATTTACTGTCTCGAAAAGGAGTTACTTGGAAACAAGTAAGCGAAGAATTAGCTATAGGAAAAAATCAGCTTAAATACTGGCAAGATAAAAACACTCTCCCTGATGGTAAAACATTGTTGAAACTGTCTGAGTATTTAAATGTATCAACCGATTATCTTTTAGGGAAAACTACATTCAATCCTGGTGACGTTGTAGAGGTTAACCTTAATCTGAAAAAGGATTTAGGTCACGGAGAAACTAGATTTATCCACAGTATGGAGCATCATAATATTGCTCGTAATATGCTTAACTCTATAGTGGTCGACCCTCAAGAGCAGATGTTGCTCGACATCTTCCGCAATACTAGCGAAGAGGGTAAGCTGCGAATGATTCAAAGCATTATGAACATCCACGACGAGATAGAAAAAAAGTCTGCACTATCAAATACAGCACATAATGAATAACTCCAACCTTATTCCATTGGATTTGATTAGGAAATTAAAGGAGTTGAGTAAATGAACGTTGTATTATATATGAGATATAGTAGTGACCGACAAACGGAACAGTCTATCGAGGGACAGCGTAGAGTATGTACAGCTTTTTGTGCTCAGCAAGGATATAATATCGTCGGCTCTTATGTAGACAGAGCCACCTCTGCATTCAAAGACACAGATAAACGTACCGAGTTTCAGAGGATGATACGCGACAGTGAAAAGCAACAGTGGGATGCTATTGTAGTATATAAACTCGACCGATTCGCTCGTAACAGATATGACTCTGCGACATACAAAGCCAAGCTGAAAAAGAATGGTGTACGTCTTATCTCTGCGACAGAGAATATCTCTGAAAACCCCGAGGGTGTTATTTTAGAGGCTGTTCTCGAGGGTATGGCTGAGTTTTATTCTAAGGAACTGTCACAAAAGATTACCCGCGGTATGAATGAGACTGCACTCAAATGTAATAGTACCGGAGGGCACATTCCTCTTGGCTACAAGATAGAAAACAAAAAGATGGTCGTTGACCCAGTGACCGCACCTATCGTACAAGAGGCATTTGAGTTGTACGCCAACGGAACATCTGTAGCTGACATCTGCAACCTTTTCAATAACAAAGGATACAGAACAGCCAAAGGGGCACTGTTCAATAAGAACAGTTTCAGAACGATGTTCAAAAACGAAAGATATATAGGTATATATAAATATAAGGATATAAAGGTGGAGGGTGGTATGCCTGCGATTATCGACAAAGAGATTTTCGATAAGGTACAGATACGCTTGAAATCTGTCCATTCTGCTCCCGCACGAGGAAAGGCAAAGGTAGATTATATTCTCACTCAAAAGCTATTCTGTGGGCATTGTGGGGCTATGATGATAGGCGACAGTGGTACGGGTAGACACAATGTTACCTATAACTATTACACCTGCTCTACAAGAAAGAATCACAGTGCCTGCGACAAGAAACCTCTCAGAAAAGAGTTCATCGAGAGAGTAGTAGCCGAGGACGCTATGTCTCTTCTTACACCCGAAATGATAGGTGCTCTCGCTGAGGCTGCTGTGAAACAAAACAAAATGGATATACAAAATGATACTCTCATACCATCTCTCGAGACAGAACTCAGAGAGATTAACAAGGGTATAAACAA